CTGTATGGCCCTTTCTTTGCCGGTGTACGGTTCTTCAATGGTGCCGTCAAAAAAAGGCTTGGTTTTCAGGCTTGCGAGGCCGTCCGATGCTTTCAGGGTGATAATCGACGGGAACGAGGCTTCTTCATAACTGCCGATGTCCGGCAACACGCCGCCCGCCCAAATCAAAACACCGCCATTGAAGATTTTGAGCATGAAACGATCTTCAGACGCCCCAACAATGTCGGAAATGATGGCGAAGTGCGTTTCGTCTTGCATGTACATGTACAATGTACATTCAGTGCCCAATATTGGCGGATTCAGTTCGCCGCCTTCGCCCGAATAGCGGATTTCAAAGCCCTTATCATCGGTCGTAAATTCGTAAGACCCGCTGCCTGCGGTGTCCCAAATTTGTATCGTATAGGGTTCGTTGCTATGCGATATGTACGACGATGTGAACCTGATTCCTGCCATTTATTTAATTGCCTCGTATCCGGTTGGTTTTTTTGGTTGATTTTTCAAGGACAACGACCAAGTCGCTGCCGCGTATTTTAAATTCGCCCTCAACTTTGGTGCCGAACCGCCCGCCGTCGGTCATGTCCCGTATCATGGCACTTGTCTGGTTTGCCGGGTGCACCCTTGCGCCTTTCGGCAGGTTTACCATTTCCGGCCCCAGTTCGCCGACCAAAGCCAAACCGCCCGGCGCGTTGTTGGTGCCCGTGGCAAATTTTGGCGTTTTTTTGAAGCCTTGCATGACCTTTGCAAAAAGCGCGTTCACGCCCGCAACCGCAACACCTGCCAGCGCGATACCCAAAAGGGGGTGCCCGCTTCGCGCCACACTTTGTTGGATGGCCTTTGCCAGTGTTGCGGCTAAAGCCGCCTGCACCATCTTTGCCGCCGCCGCCAAAGCCGCCGCGCCCACACTCTTGTATGACCCCTCAACGCCCATCAGCGAACCGGCCAAACCCTCGAACGCGCCGCCTGCCGACTCCGCCATTGACCTCATGCCTTCCCCAAGCGCGTTCATGGCGTCAACACCGCCACCCATGCCCAAAACAAAACTGGCCATACTTACGCTTATACCCTCGATACCCTGCTCCAACAAATAAGCCTGCCCTGTGGCCCGCTCAAAAGTCTCCGGCACGACCTCCGGTATTTTCACTGCCAGCGGCGTTTGTGTTTGGCTTGTGACCTGCTTTGGTGTGACGTTGCTCGGGATGGATGCCAGTTGCCCGGTTGCCTTGGTTGCGCTCAAAACTTTCTCGAAACTCGCATCAACAACGCCCTGCAATTGCATAGCCTTGCCAATAAGCGCGTCAAGCGCGGGCTGCCCACCGGTGAACCCGTTTGCAAGTGCGCTTTTCAAATCCATCGATAGTTCCACCGCGTCGCCCGACAACCGATTGAGCGCGTTTGTGGCGTCCTCTACCGATAAGCCTACTGGCACCGATGCGAACGCGGCCCGCAACGATTCGGCACGGGATTCGAGCGCTTGCGCCGCTTGGCCACTTTCAATAAACCCGCCTTCGATGCCCGCTTTGATGGCGTCGGCAAAATCTGCAACCTTTTGGCGCAATAAACCCAAAGCCGCGTTTGCGCTTTCGGCGTCCATGGATGATGAAAAGCCGCCCGCGAATTTCGCCCGCAATTCATCGGCCTGCGCCGCCAAAGACTTTATCGTTAGTTCGGCGCTTTCAGATTCGATGTTGAACGGGATATTTATCCCGCCGCCAACACTGCCCAGTTTATCCTTTACGTCGGTAGCCAATTGGCCGACACGTACGCGCAAATCGTTGAGCGTGGCCACCGCTTCATCGGCTTTCAGGTCGGGCCGTATAAACGCGATTTCTTCGCGCAAATCCTTGGCCCGCTGTATTAAATCCTGTGCGCCCTTGTCGCCTTCGCCAAAACCGGATTTTAGACCGGATTCCAGCGCCGCCGTCGCTTCGATTGCTTGGCTTTCAAACTCTTTAAGGTCGGCGTTGGCGGCTTTGGCGTCCAACTGAACCGGCACTAACCCGAGGCTCGCTTTTAGTTTCTTGGCCTTGTTCAGTATTACCCCCATCTCTTCGCTTGCTACATCCCATCCAGCATCCAACATTCTTTTTATACCGGCCTCTATGTCGTCCGCTTGTTCGTTGAAGGTATCGCCAAATATTTTTGCGCCCTCTTCCGCGCCCTTTATCTTGTCGAGCGTGTCGGAGTAGGCTTTTGCCATTTCCTTGCCTTCTGCCTTGGCGGATTTCGCCGCGCCTTCGCTGGATGCCTGGAGTTTGGCGTTTGCTTGGACTTGCTTTATTTTGGCCGCTTCACTTGCGGCCTGCTGTTGTATTTGGGAGTCTGTTAGGGTGGTATTCTTATCTATAACGCCCTGTATAGCGTCTTTTTGGCGTTTGTATTCGGCCTCCTGCGCTTGGAAGAGTTTTAACTGCTGCTGTATGTTTTCTTCGATCTTTGTAGCGCCCTCAATGGTTTGGGTTTGCTGGAACTTTCGCAGTTTTTCGATGCGGGTCATCGTTTCGGCCTTTTGGGCCATTAACTCCTGCTCTTTCACATCCAGCGCGATCAACTTATCGCCCGCCGCTTTTACCCGTGCCGCCATTAAAAGGCTTTGCACATAGGCGTCTACGGACGACTTTAGCGCCCCCGTTTTGGCGCTTTCAATGTCGAGACCGGCAAAGTATTTAGGGGAAATTGCCTGCAACCGCTTTATAGCATCCTCTTTTGCGGCCCGGCTCGATGTTTCGCTTTGCAGGGTGGATATTAACGGGGCTATTGCGGCCCGTTCATCCATTGTGGATTTTACGGCCTCCTTTTCGATCTCCTGCAACGTCTTGTAAACAACGTTGGCATTTGCTACCGTATCGGACAAATAGACAAAGGCTGCCGCCAAAGCGACAACGCCCGCAATGACCGCCCCTGCAACGGTGAACTTCATTGCCGTGGACATTTTTGTAAACTTATCCGCCAATCCCAAAGCCGCGCTACCTGTTGAAGCAAGCCCGCTCGATATTGCCCGCAATGCCGATACCGCCGCCGCACCGCCCGAATAAATCAGGCTTATGCCTTTTATGGCCGGGCCAAGCGCCGCCGCATAAAGCGCCCATTGCACGATGCTTTTCTTTTGCTCATCGGTCAATGTCTTGAACCATGTTGCCGCGTTTCCAAGCGCTGCGCTCAATTGGTCGCTGCCGTTTTTCAAGTCCAACACCTTTGCGATTTCATCACCGACGCCGCCAAAGAATTGTTTAATGGCACTGCCAGCGTTGACCATGGCGTTTTGCAGCCCGCCGGAAACGCGGGGCAATAGGGCAAGTTGCTTGGTCACGCCGTCGATGAACATTTCGGCACTTATGCCCATGTTGCGCAATTTCTCCGCCGACTTGGTGCCGAACGCCTTTTCCATGGCCTGACTGATGGTGGGCATGTTCTCCTGAATGATACCCAAGTCTTCCTGCATGATGCGGCCTTTGGCGATCATTTGGCCGAATTGCTTTGTAACGCTGTCCAATTGCGGGGCGCTACCGCCGGTCATGGCGATGGCATTGGCCAATTGAACCAAAATGCCGCGCGATTTTTCCGCCGAAAACCCGACGTTTTGCAACCTGATTGACCCTTGTATCGCTTGCTCCATGTCAAGGCCCGGGGCGAGTGCCGCCTGCCTTAACAACTCCAGTTCCCTATGCGCGTCTGAAATACTACGCCCTCCTGCCTTCATGGTGGTTTCCATGGCCAGGCGCATGTTTTCCATGTCGGCGCTTGCTGTTACGGCCGATTTTGCAAATGCGAGCAATGGCAGCGTAAGGCCAACGGACAACCCGTTACCAAGACCGGACAGCCTGTCCGCCGTGCGATTTAGCGAGGATTCGACATTTTTCAACGATTTGTCAAAATCCTTGTAAATCAGGCCCAACCGTACATTTAAGTCACTGACTGCCATTTTCTATCGCTTTTTTCTTGTAAAAAGGTCGCTCGTTTTTCTGGTCGAAAAGCCTGATTTTTTCGGCCATTTCCGGCGTGATCTCCAAATTTACCTTTGCGCTCTCCTCCCACTCAAACCGCCAAACGTCCGTTAATTTCAAGGTTTTCCCTTTTTTCAGGTTTTGGGCAACCATGATAGCGCCCGTCAACCTTGCCGCTTCAAATTTGATCTGGTCGGCCCTGATAATGCCGTCGGCCAAATTATACAAGTACCTGAGCGATGATGCCCAAAATTCTGTTTCTGTTAAGCCCGAAGTTGCGACCGCCTTTTGCAGTTCGTCAAAGTCTACTTTCTTTATTGGCTCTGGCTTGGCTCCGGGCTTTCGGCGTTTTTTTCCGGCTCGTCACTTTTTGCCAGCGGCAAAGAGGCCGCGAGTTTTGTGATTACCTCGGTCGGCGCGTTGGTGTCCGCCATACACGATTCGAGCACCTCAAACACGTCGGTATTAAGGGGCTGGTTTAGGTAGTCGGCGGCGCATTTCATCGCCAAAAAAGCAATGTCCGCCACAAATGAAATTTTGAAAAAGCCTGTTTTTTGGAAGTCCGTCACCATGCCCATGTAATCCTGCATAAAGGGCCGGTCTTTTGTCTGCTCGTAGAGCATTATGAGGCGGGCACCAAAAAGCACCTTTCTTTCTTTCCCGCCAAATAAAATCGTTTCTACCATTGTTTTAGGTTTTGATTTTAAAAAGGCCCGGCCACCACAAAGGCCGGGCCTCGAAAGTCGTCAATCAAAAATGGAAAATCCGTACATTATACGTTTGTCGCACCTGCCGGAGCGTCAACGCCCATCAGCGTGAAGTCGAAAGTCGTGTTTTCGTCAGATCCGGACGCATTGCCCGACAACGACGTGAGGTAGGCGTCACCCCCATATTGCACGTCACCGGCGACGCTTGACCCCCAAGCGACCTCCAGCCGCGTACCCGCCAAGTATGCCGCAAAAAGCGCGGCAAAGCCATTGGCGGCGTCGTATGCGAAATTTGCGCTACCTCCGATTTCCCAAGACTTTTTGCCGGGTAGTACATTGGTGTAACTGTTGGAGTCTTTGCAGGTCGTGTCGCGCGGCTCCATCGTAAAGGAAATGGTCGCGTCGGTCAAGCAGGTGATCGCGGTGCCGCCTACCCACACCTTCATAATGGTACTGTTTACGGTGCCCGTAGTTGCCATGTTCTTACTTTTTTAAGTTTAAAAATCGTGTGGCGGTCTGGTAATGCCTACCGCTGTTTTCTTGCTCGTTTTTAATTTGCCCTGCTTTGTTTTTACTTTTTGCGCGGCGGCTGTCTTACCGGCGCGTCGTTTGGTTCATCGGATTGCGTACCTTCGTATCTTGGTTCGCTTTTGGCCATTTCAAAAGCCAAAGAGGCGTAAACGTCTTGCGCCGATATTTCAAGCGCTTTTTGCGATTCGGCCAACACTGCGGCCATTGCGGACGGTTGCGGCGGCTGGCAACCCTTGTACAATGCGGCATGCGCCACTCTTGCCGGGGTTTCTTCGCTCACCTCTTTGGCAATGCCCTGCGCGATCAATTCCAGCCCCTTGCGGGTTGTAACTTCCAGCGTTGCACCGATTTCGAGCGGTACGGTTGTTGGCGTGTATGGTTGCAATAATTCTACCTTCATGGTGTTGGCGTTCTTTTTACCCGGATCTGGTAAACCGACGTTATTTGGAATGCGTTGGATTCTTGGTTGTAGTCGTCATCCGATTCGAGGTACTTAATGCCGTCTATTACGGTAGATTCTTCTTTGAATGTCACGGTGCCGCGATACCGGTCTATGGCCGTCCTTATGGCGTTGTCGACAGTGTAGGCGCTCGATGCGGTGGCCGCGTTGATGATGATGTGAGCGACTACCAAATCAACATCGCTGCCTTTGTCGTGGTTTGCGCTTTCCCTGCCCCCTTTCCTCCGCACCGCCACATTTGGAAACGCGCTATCCTGCAAAGAGACAATCGGGTACACCCTGTCAGATAACAGCGCGTAAGCGGCGGCGTTGTCCTGTATCAACTTTCGTATCGGCCCCGATATGTTCATCTTCCTTTTGCTTTGGCGTACTTTTTAAGTTGCTGCATTACCTTTTTTTTGACCGTATCGACTGCGTTTTTTTGCGCTGCCGAAACGGCTGGCAATACAAATTTTTTGCCGCTTGAATTTCTTGTACCATGTTCGACCATGTGGGCGTAATAACCATCGTATGCGCCGCGCCCATAAATAGGCGTGTACGCTACGGTTGCGCCCATAAACCTGCCCTTTGTCACCCTTGTCCCCACAAAAACGGCGTTCGACCTGCGAAAGCGCATTATTCCAAACGATCCGCGAAGGTTCCCCGGATAATACGCCGCGATAACCTTACCGCTCCCTTTTGGCGCTCTTA